ATGATTCCCTGCTCGGCCATCTTTGCCGTCAATTGGCCCTTCAACGCACCCTGCATGGCTTGGTCCTGCTTGCCAAAGAAGTCATTCATAGCAACACGCGAAGCACTGCCAGTTGCATAAATATCCGTGCCCATTCCCTGAAGTGGTCCGCCCTTTTGGCTAAATGCCTGACCGCCTTCTCCGAACTGCCTGCGCAATTCAAAGTAGGTCTTCATCGTGTCGCCGCCGCTGATGATGTTCATCTGCTCGGCAGCAGTCTTCATGAATGAACCCAAGTCCTCCATGTCAACTGGTCCACCGCCAGAGGCTCGCCTATTCTGTGAGAACGCTTTTGCTGCTTCGTCAAGAATCAATGGTGCTTTTTGACGCTTTACGACCTCATCAAATACTGTCAGGTTGTTAACCATTGCTTGATTGAGGTCCATGTTGATTTGTTCTGCTGTCTTTACGACAGTCAAACCAAGTTCCTCCAATACCTCATTGAAGTCTTTTGTTGCGTCATATAGGTTGACGCCAAGAGACATCGCGAGACGGTCAATTTCTTTGCCGCTCATGCCAGTCATGTCTTCAATTACTTTGGTGCGCTTTTCGTAAACGCTATTCAGTCGCTGTGCAGCGGTTGCCTGTGCATCGCTTCTATCAGCAAATCGCTTAAGGGCAGTTCCTCGCGTATTATCGTTCTTGTTGTACTCGTCGTATTGTGCCTGCGAGATAAGACCACTTTGCAACATATTTACGAGTTCTGATTTTTGAGACTTCCTTGTTGCGGCGTCTTTTTGTTTTTTGCCAAAGAAGTCAAACATTTGTTTTGCGCCGAATGTGAGAACCCCAGCAGCCGCTCCAGTTATTCCACCGAGAACACCGCCAATTGCTGCTCCAGCAATCGTTCCAGCGACTGGAAGGATTGAGCCAATTGCAGCACCTATTGCCGCACCACTAGCAGCGCCAACACCAGCGCCAATAAGCATGGTGTTTCCAATACCGCGTCGGTTGCCGACTTTCGTCTGAGCCTTTCCACGCTTGTTCAGGTCGGTTGCCCTGCCGCGCGCCTGCGAAGCGAAGTCTTTCATCGCCTTAAGGTTCTCTGATTCACCAGTTCCAGTTCGCGTTAAAAGAGCAGCCTTGACCATGAAGTTATTAACGATGTTATCCATCACATCATCTACGGAGGCTTTAATCTTTTTAGATTCAGCGCGTGCTTTGTTGATTGGGGCCATGATTGCTCCCATTGCAACACCGAGTGCAGCGCCGACTACCGCTCCTGGTGCACCACCAAGTTTGGCACCGAGCATTGCGCCACCAAGCGCGCCTCCACCTGCGGCGACTGCAGTATTGCCACTTCGCAAAGCCATTGTGCCGCCAGCAATTCCCAAACCAAGTTTTGGATTGAACATTGCCGCCATTGATGCAGCGTTCAAACCGCCTTGTAGTTCTGGAGATGCTTTTCCAGCAAGATAGTTAAGACCCATTGATACGCCAAAGGAACCCATTCCTCCGCCCATCAAGCCTTTTTTGTTTACTGCTTTATCTGCGGCTCTTTGACGAGACTCCCTGAACATTCGTCCAGTCATCTTTCGCCAACCAGTTACTTGGCTGCCTGGAATTTTTGTTGTACTCCCGTACTTCCACTTGTTTCCACCACTGCCACCACCAGATGGTCCGCCACCCATTGTGGGAATACCTGGAATTGATGGAGCAGAACTCGGACCTGGACCAACTCCTGGTGCAATTTGCAATCGCAATCCATTGGCTGTCTGCATTGTGTTCAGCATTGAACCAAAACCAGGACCAGTTTGCGACAAACCTTGCATTCTCAGTCTTGTTAGACCAGCAAAATGTTGTCTTGCGCTTTGCAATCCACCCATCTTGTAGGAATCGTAAATTCCACCTGTTGCGCTACTCAGGCGTCCGTTAATTGATGCTCTTACGCTTGCTGGCATTCCCGCAATTGAAGAAACAACACCTTGGCGCAGGCTCCCAAGTCCACCTCTTAGCCCGTTGTTGGAGAAGTTGTTATAAAGTCCACGAGCCGAGAACAGACCACCTGTTCCGCCAGCAATAGTTCCGACAAGTGGGCCTGCTTTCCCGAGTACGCCGCTGCCAGCAAGTGCTCCAGCGGCTGCACCATGTGGTCCGCCAGTCATGAATCCTTTTGCTGCACCGATTGCTGCGCCTTTAATATTGACTGTTCCAGCGTCAACATTCATGTACTGGGTTTTTTCTCTGATGTATCCACCAAAGTTTGTCTTCATGCTTCGGCCCATAGCCATCGCGGCGATAAACGCACCTTGCGTNCCNAACATNTTTTGCATTCCGCCAAATACATCGTAAAGCATTTGAAGTGCGTCGGTCAGGGTCTCAATTACGCTTGTAAATTTTCCAAGCGTTTCTCCAAGTCCGTCGCCAACTTTGCTGAAGAACTTAATAAATGTGCCAATCAGTTCTCCAACTGCTTTGCCGAATCTCTCAAATTGGCTGCCCTGCTTTTGCAGCATTGAGTTAAGGCCAGTTGTTGCTGCTTTAATTTCTCTCCAAACTGGTTTGAACATTGCAGCGAACAACTTCTCAAGAACTTTCGCGCCTTCAATCAATGGCTTGAGGTTGTATGCTATTTCCTTAAACCCAGCCTTGAAGTTGTACCACCACTCCCCAAGACGCTTAAACATCCCAACGGATTTTGGCAAGTAATCTCTAATTAGTTTTACATAGAAGTTTGAAAGTTTCTCAACTCCAGATGTAAGTGCGGCAAGAAGACCGCCATTTTTACCCCACGCAGCGACGCTTCCAGAAGTCGTTCTTAGCGCCTTGTCAACAGCCTTGTACATTGTCTCAAGTGCAACTTTCGTGTCACCCAAAAATCCTTGACCGAAGTCTGCAAGATTTCCTCTTAGCATGGTGAAGTATTTTTTGAACTGCGAAAACAGGGTTCCATTTATGGCTTCAAACTGTCCAGTCACTCCGCCAAGTGCAGATAACTTTCCGCTATTCATTGCGGCAATAAACTTTTCTTTTGTATTGATTCCCTGCTTGTCGGCCTGCTTGATTGCCTCAACCATTGCTGGCCCAAGTTCTTTTGCTGAGGCTTTAACCTGAGCATAAGATTTCTTTGAGTCTTGCAGTGTGGCTACAAGTTCTGCTGCTTTTTCTACGCCCTGCTCAAGCGGTTGACCTGCCGAAGCAAAGTCCATCAACCCCTTTAAGTACTTCTGGCTCGTTGCATTGAAAGACACATTTTGATTCTTTGAAACCGTGGCAAATGCCTTATTCAAGTTTTCCATTCCAAGACTCGCAAGGTCTGCGTCCATCGTCAGGTTGCGCATGACCATTCTTGTTTGGTTTAGTCCACTGCCGAACTCTTTTGCGGTCTTAGTCTTGTACGCATACATCGCAGCCTGCTGCTCACGAACTGCCGCCGACGCAATTGCAACTGCCGTTGTTAGTCCAGCAGCAGCCCCAGCCATTCCCTGAAGAGCGACTTGATACGCTTTTGCCGCAAATCTTCCGACGATAAACGCACCGTGAGTAACAACCATTGCTGCACCAAGAGCAGCCATCTGCATTGTTGCGACTTTGAGCATTGACACAAGTGACTTCATAGTCATTGCGCCCATCTTGCGAATTATCTTGTCGGTTGAGTCAAGAACCTTTTTCCATCTATTGGTTTGACTGTTGGCGCCGCCCATGGAACTACCCATCAATTTTGATGCAGCAGCGTTAAGGAGCATGTCCTTAGACAGCCCTTTAATTTCGCGTCTTAGTCCTTTGACGCTACCGATGGTTCTTAGTATCGCCCCAGTATCAGCCCGTGAACTGATTTTTATAGATGGGTTTTGGTCAGCCATATTCAGATTTTCTCTTAATAGGGCGGGCCGAGGGGAGTGCTACTTTTCTCTTTCGCGCCGTTCTCGCTCGCGGTCGTTAGATATAACTTTAGCACACGCCATCATTATTACCCATTGCTCCTGGGTGTAATCCAATAATTCTATTGGACTTGTTCCCCACAGTTCGCCGAGACGAGCGGCGTTTACGATTGTGGAATCTTCAACTAGTTCGCTGAAGATTCCTTCATAGGGTCCACGGTGTCCACCGTATCCGAATATCCAGCGGCTTCAAGAATTGCAAGCGCTGCACCTTCTGTGTGCGGGTCAACTCCGAAGAATGCGCGAACGCAGTCTGGGTGAGGACGGGTGGTTTCAGTCATGTCCATGATGAGGTCTGACGCAAATGTCAAAGGGTTTCCAGCATCATCAAACACTTCTTCGTCGCCAAAGATGATTCCAGTTGTTGTGTGTCCAATTACTGCGCACGCAAACTTCAATGAATCCAAGCCATTTTTGGTGTCTTCACCAGCATTGCGACGCCATGAACGAAGTTGTTGCTGGGTGATGTTTGGGCTGATAATCAACTTTACGCCTGGGCGCTCTGGAACCTCAAGATGCACGGTTGGTCGTTCAACCTTTTTCTTGATTGCTGCAGTAAGTTGGTCAAGAACAGTTTGCTCTTTTGCACTCTTTGATGGAACAGCCTTTTTTACTGGCTGCTCTGATGGTTGCTCTGAATAAAGTTCTGAATTTGTCATAGCCGACAAACTAGCACAGCAACAATAGTCAACCTGTCAACAATTACGCTAAAAGCGTATATTTATTGGTTGATTTGGCTTGCAACATTTGAGACCGAGAAGGTCAAAGCAAATGTTGAAGGTGCACCAGATGACGAGTCGCCGTCTGGCTCAGTCAAACCTACAAGGAGTGACTTGGAGTAGATGCGGTCAAGACCAGGAACCTTGAGGTCGCAGTTGAATACTTCAACCGTGATGTCGTAGTAAGCCTTGCCAACCATCGTGCGGAGGATTGCCAACTTCTTGTCTACATAGTTCTTGTCGTCCGTCAAAACTCCGTCGCGCTCAAAGTCGTAGTGAGCGGTAAGGGTGATGTCGCCGATGTCAAATGGAGCGCAAAGAACCGTTGGTGAAGATGCGCCGCCTTCGTAGATTTTTTCTACTGAAGCAGTGATTTCGCCACCAGAAACCTGAGCAAACTTGAATGCCTCCCACTTTGGTGGTTGTACTTCAAGATTGTTTGCTGTGTCGTGCGGAGCAATCCGTGCGATTACTTGCCTTTGGGATACCTTTGCCATGTGTTATTCCTCCGTGGCTCAGACGACTGACTTAGTCAGGTTGGACTTGATAATTTCAACTTCAATCTTGTCGCCAACACTTGATACGCGCATTCCAACGCGAGCCTTTACAAGGCCAGTTGCAAGTTGTGATGTTGGATTGATTGTTGAATCGCACTTGACCGTATAACCGAAGTCAATACGCTTGCCGCTTGCGTTGAATGCTTCAAACAAAGCACCATTTACACGGAGTGGCTCAAGAATTGCAAACAGTTTTGATTCAACGCTTGCAAAAATTGTGTTTCGTCCGTCAATTACACCGAACAAGAGGTCTTCAAGTGAACGGTTGGCTTCAACTACGACCTGGTTTACAACATCTTGTGCCGTAATGTATCGGAAGTTGTCAACATCTGACGACATGCTGCGAGCACCATAGATGCGCACAGTGTTGTTGATGAGACGAATTGCATTGATGTAAGCATCGTCAAGTGCATCGCCATTGGTCTTATCAATGTCGGTTGCAACTCCGTTTACATATCGGGCAACTGAAATCAATCCAGCACCTGGCTGATGCGCTCCAGTTTGGATATGTGCAACTGCACGCTTTGCGGCAGCGTATCCAACTGGTGGAATCAAACGGTTGATACCAGCGACCGATGTTGGGATGTATACCCATGGGTAGAAGTATGCAACATGTTCGCTTTCAACATCTGCTCCAGACAAACTGAATCCAGCAGTTTTTGCTTCTGCGATTGTGTCGTCAAATGCTCCGTACAAGAATGCGAGACGATTGTATGTGTTTGCATGTGTTGCAAGAGCGGTTTGCACTGTTGAGTCGCTTGACTCTGGGCAAACAACAACGCCAGTTCCATATGAGTCAAGGAACAAGTTCAAACCAGCAACATATGATGCTGAGTTGACAGATGCGCGCTGGTCGTTTCCAGCGGAAAGTGCCGTTGCTGCAGAAACTTCTGGCTGAGGTGAACCTGTTGCCTGAAGGTCGGTTGCGGTAACGATTGCTGATGCTGCAGCGCTGCTGTTGATTCGTCCTACGGCCTGTGCAACAGTTGAGCAGTTGCCAGTGCTGTAAATAATGTTTCCGCTCTTGCGGATAATAACAACGAATGTGCTTGCTGCGGTTCCAGCGGTTACCTCAACGCTAACGCTTGTTGACCAACTACCAGGACCATTNGCCGTAATAGTCATCACATTGTCTCCACCAACACCGCCTTCGGCGAGTGTGATGAGACCAGTTGTTGCGCTTGTGCCTACAACGCGCGAAATCCATGCGCGTGTGCCGCCTTCTTCAAAGAAGGTTTGCACTGTTGGGTGCGTGTATGACCAGGATACATATCCGCCATAAATTGCTTCAAATTCTGAAAGACTAGTAACAAGTCGTGCGCTTCCAATTGGACCGCTTTCAGTCATGCCGACACAAAACATCTGTGATGTTTCAACCGATGCTGGTGCTGATGGACCTTGTCTTACTGCTGTTGTGATGTTTACGCCTGGCATGACACCTTCCTAGTTAACTCGCGGGAGATAACGCCGTGTTATTTCTCCCATTGTACAGACTATTACTTACTGGTGGGTGCAACTGTTTCCTGAACTTCGGAAACATCAACAACCATTTCGGCAGTATCGTCTTTTGATTTTGTTTTTACCGACTTGCTTGCTTGGCCAACCGTTCTGATTAGTTGCAACTTTCCAGATTCAATTGCTTTATTGCAAATTTCGGAATCTGAATCAACTGCCGCAACACCAAGCGAGTGAAGTTGAGTGCCATCTGCATCAACTACGAATGGTCCCTGCGTCATGTTTTTTACAATTTTTGCAGGTGCGTCAAACGACTTGATGTCCTCGGCAGTCTCCAGCAATGTAAATAAATGAGCCATTTTTAAATCCAATCGTTAAAACCTTTAGCCAATTGTACTCAATAAAACCATTGCAGAAATCAACTAGACCACGAAGCAGTGCTCAGATTTGTGTCAATGAGTTTTTGTTGCTGTACATCAATTTCAAATTCCTGTATTTCAGCAATATCTTGACGGGTAACTACTTCATTTATGCTCAGCGTGTACCCAAGGTAGGAGCCAGACATAACCCTGTCACCCTTTAGAAGCGTGGTGTCT